AGGATTGTTCTTTGTGGGGATTCCCCATTTGTGTTATCAGCCATAATTAATATTTGTTATTATATCCACTAGCTAGTAATTTATTTCCTTTATTCCAAAGTTTTCCAGCTGCTCTCTGGTTGGCTGTGGCTGACCGAGCAGTATTTCTTGTACCTTGATAGTCAAACTGGCTTGGATTGTAGACACTAGAAATACCTCCTGAACCAACTCCTCCAACTGCTTTATGTGCATCAAAAGTATTTGACCCAACATTGAAATTTGAAGAGAGACTGTTAGCTGCATCGTTACCATATTTATATTGAAAATCCCTAGCTGTGTTCCCCATGTTGCGAGTGAAAGAAGCTAGAGTTGAATCTTGATCTTGGTTGTAAGCTCGCTCCATATTCTTTTCTTTCTGAACTCTACCACCTGAAAACAACACACCTCTGTCGGCTGATGTTTGGTCGGAATTCATCTTATCAGCTTCAAACTGTTGCCCCGAGTTCAATAAGTAATCTTGGTAGTCGGATTTCTGTTGAGCCATTGAGCTTTCAGCATCCGCTGTCTCTTTTGATTCTAGTGCATCGTAGTACAAAGCATTGTCTGCTTGTGCTTCTTTGAGAGCTGCTTGTTGGTCCTCTAAACTAAACGGCTGACCGAACTGATTAACCAGTCCGCTGAAGTCACCGGTTTCAGCAGCATACGCGAGGGACTCTACTGAGTTACCCCGAGAAACATAATCCTGAATAATAGGATTGTTGTTCAACGCTGACTGATACTCCTCATCAGTATATGGTTGTTCAGACCCACCTGTAGTAGCAGGATTCCCCGATGCCATTGAAATTGACCTTGGACCCCAGTAGCCAGGACCAGAAGAATTATCTACCCCAGTTTGCTCTTGCCAAGCCTTCACAGCAGCCGTTGTTTGAGGACCATAAATCCCAGGACCAGTGGCAATCTGAGCCTCAGTCATTAATCCGTAGGCTCTCAGAAACTGCTGAAGCTTTTCAACCTCTGGTCCTGTTTGTCCCGGCTGTAGGTTAGTTGTTGGATACATAGTAGTGATTAAATTATATGATTAAAATGCTAGATTAGCAAAGCTTTGGCTTTTAATGATTCTACTTCGGCTGATAACTCTTGAACTGCTTTTACTAAAATAGGTATCACTTCGTCATAGTTAAGTGAAAGAAACTTGTCTTCACTTTCACCTTCACTTACCAAAGAAGGGTATATCTCCAGCATTTCCTGAGCGATAAATCCGTAATGAACTTTTTTAGATTTAGCTAATTTCCTTTTATCAATTTTAGCGTCTTCTACTTCTACTTCCTTTGGCTTCCTTTTCTTTTCTTTAGCAGAAACTTTTTTATAATTCTTTGGTTTATATTTAAATGAAACTGGGCGCATTTCTAAAAGCTTCTCTAGTGCTGTTGGTAGTGTTTTTATGTCTGTCTTTAGTCTTTTGTCGGAAGCTGCATGGTAGACTCCAAAAAAATCATCTACCCAACATTGGTCAAACATATTATCCAATACTCCAATATCTTGCGCTCCAGTCCCACCAACTTCCGGAACTAGGTTTCCAGCAAACTCTACGGTGTCGTGGATTATGTTTAAATTGTAAATATCACTGATATAAAGGTTATCAAAAGGTGTTGTGGAAGTTCCAATATCGGAAGTGGTGTCCTTGGCTCTAATATCACCAACATCTAAAAGGTCGCTACCGTTCATGTCTAGGTAGCCCGCTGATCTCATTACCATAAGACCAATGTTCGTCATGTTCTTTGCGTTCACGTTCACATCGTCATAGAATACAATCCCACTGGTATTTATTCCAAGTTTACTAGAGCCAGCATTTTGAAAAAGTATGCTGTATGCACTACCAATTGAATTCAAAGTTAAGTTTCCTCCATTTAAGGCAGATAGTGTCACTTCTGTAATTCCTGCTGTTATTCCTCCTCGTTCAAAACCGTTTACATTCAAGAAAGTAAGCTCATTATTATCAAGCACGATCCGTTTTATTCCTCCAGTATCGAAAACTTCTAAAGCATCAGTACTGTCGTTCAATTGAACTCGACCACCACTAGCTGAAGTTCTTACCAAAGCACCAGTAATAATTCCGGAAGTGATTGACCCCGCATCAACTGCTATAGCTGATAGTTGAGACACATTCATTTTTGAAGCATCAATAGTGTTCGCTAGAATATTGTCAGCTACGATCTGATTAGCTTCTGTAGTATTGAAAGTTGCTATATCTGGAGGGGTAGAATTCTTTGCTACGGCAATTAGTACTTTTCCGAGTCCGACAGAATCAGCAGAGGTTGTGGTTATTTGGTACTCAGTTTTAGAATCAAGGAGTGACAAATAGATATATGTCTTTTGTGACATCACATCTGTAGTTCCAGGAACTATTGTGTAAGAATCTCCACTAGCTGAGGTGAATACCCCAGCTCCCCATGTGACTGTGGTAGAAGAAGCTCCAGAAGAAAAAGCAGAGGTTTGACCCCAGCCCCAGTTTGAAACATCGAGAGTTGAATCAGGAAGTATTTCTGGGTTGATGATTACATTCCCTTCATTGATGTCTTGAGCAGCCCCTCCAGAAGGGATTGAAGCTGGCTCAGTATCAGAGTTATCAAGAGAATTGAAAACAGAGTCCTTTGTTTCTGAAGACTGATTGTTTTCCCTATATAGGTATCTGTTCAAATATAATTCGGAAAGTTGCATATTAGTTTTGATCTAATCCTTTATCCTGAAGTGATAATAATTCGACACCTTCAAATACCATAGGTTCACCTTCTGTAAACCCTACGGTTCTTAATCTTATTTCATTAAAATCCTCTGTCCCTAGATTGGGGAATAAGGTTACATATTTATCTTCAAGATTTCCGATGTCATTCCACGTGTTGTCCTGCATGGAGTCGGTCTGGTATTGGATTAAAGCTCCGGTAGCATTGCTAGAGAGAACCGCAATACCTCCAATATCTTTTACAGAAGATTCCATCTCAGTGAAAGATCTTCGCCTATCAATTATTTCGTAAGGAAAAGCTTCTCCGAAGTCTGTAAATCCGGAGTCTAATTTACCGACAAGACCAGTTGAGGTTCCTGCTACCTGTTCAATACTTGTACCATCGTCGTAGCGAATCAAGGCTGTGATGTTTGTCCCAGCAAAGTCATAGACAGTCCAGATCTGAGTGGAAAGTGAATATCTCATTTGGCAGTTGGCGTAGGTTTCGCCATCAACTGTGACCGACCCGACAGACCACTTTACAGCATCCAGTCCGTCGTACACTCCGACAATGTTTTCATAGGAAGCTCGTGGAATTGCTTTTACAAAGTCGATCACTCTTCGTGAAATCTCAGTCGGTTGGGCATTGTAGTTGAACTTGTAGAACCCGGAAGAGTGATGAAAATATATTCCGTCTTTTCCTTGCACGATAGATTCCTGTGAGAAGGTTCCAACATTGTAGGCTGGGTAGGGGTCCACATTCGAGGTGCTGTAAACTCGATAGATATGATTCTGTTTGAAAAGTAGTAGAGCTTTTGGCACTCTAAATAATCCGGTAATTGATTCACCATCTTGAGGAGAAAACTTGGTGATGAAGTTTACCTGTATATCAAAAGTTAAAGGTGTGACATAAGTTACCCCATCTGTTGATTGGATAATGTCAGTGAAATATAGAATATCATTGGAAGCATCCGCAATCCAAACTCGACCATCGTACCCAGCTTCAATGAAGTCGGCTTTCGGGAAGGTAGCAGGAACATCGGTTGTGTCAAAAGCACCACCGTCGGAAGTTTTTGGTACATCTCCAGCATTGCCATTCACCATCCAGGTCCTATTTAAGAACTGACTAAACCTCGCTTTTCCTGATCCTGTAAGAGCAGTCCTGACAGAAGCCCAAGCTCCTGTAGTTGAATTAAGAGCTTGGATTGTTGTTCCCACGTGAGCAAATAGATACTTGGTTGTACTCGCTTGGGAGTTGAGGGTTCCAAAAGAATTAACCTCCCCTGCTAAAGTAGTCGCATAGGTTGCAACTCCTGGTCGGGTAGTCGCAGAACCTATCGTGTCAAAATGCAGATTAACTGCCAGTTCCACAGAGTTCTCCGGAGCAACATTGTCACTCAATTGAGCCGCTCGGATTACTCCTTCAGTTGGGTGTGGAATTTTAATATCTGGTATTTTTTCTGACATATTATTTCAAAGTTAACTTACCTTTTCCCCCACTCATCCGCAAAAATAAGCAGGGGAAAGAAAAACTAAACAATAACTTCTGTTAAAGGAATCAACGGGTTAGATTTTGACATAAAATTTAATTTAATTAACTCGTGATAATAGTGGTTTCTTGCCCTGTGTAGAGGTTATCAGCCAGGGCTTTCACCAAGCTTTCAAACTTCTTCAGGTCAGGGTCATTGCTCTCTAAAGTAATATCTTTTCGGTACTTAATAGCATAACGTAAATACCATTTATACATTTCTCTATAATGTTCTGGTAGCTCTTGATAGAGGTTTGTTACCTCCTCAGTTTTTTTATAGTAATCAATATAAAGATTATTACCTTGCATAGAATCTGGAACAACCCTGTCGAAGTACAACTTGTTGTCATACACTGTGTAGTAAATAGGTTGTGAAATCGTTGGCATTGCCCAGACTCTGGTTCCGATCGGAATTACCCTGGTTATTCCAGTGACTCCTAGCAACTGATTTGTTACAAGGTCGATACTGGTGTAGGCAATTTGTTCAATATCTTCATCAAAGGCAGTAGTGGCAATAGAAGCTGTTCCCGCAGCAGTGTTGGGAAAATCCCCTACACTTTCCATTGTAATGCTGACTGCCCCAATCCCTGCCTCAACTGTTGTTGTACCACCTGAAATAGAGCTAGAGACTTGGTTCCAGTTTTTCTTATCTACATAATTCAGGTTGAATGGTGCAATAATATTGTTGACTAAAAATCTCGCAGCTAGGACTGACCGATCAGTGTCACTAAAATCAATGTTGTCTGGCAGTGCTACATAGTTACTCCCAGCCAGGATCTGAATAGGATGTTCGAACTCCTGTTGCCAAGCGTGTCGGACACCATAAAGTTTTGCTTCTGTGAACTTTCTTGCATCGTCAATCGCTGAGAGACAGAACTCGGTTGTGATCTTTTTATCATCTTCTGAAACTCCCATCGCCCTTAGTACCGGGAAGATAATCTTAGCTGGAGAGTTTTCTGGGTAGGAGGTGACACTCATCGCTGTAGAGTAGTCAGAGAGTGCTGATGTTAAGGAGTTCTTCCACTGTACTTTATAGAAGTCGGTCTTCAGACCTACTGTGTCATAGATGACTGTTTTCTGTTGAGTGGTGAAGAAAGTTTGAGTTGCTAGAACTGTGTAAGTTCCATCTACTGTCGATGATTTCGAGACAACTATTTGGTCGTACTTAATTTCATTTACAGAGTCTCCTCTCGTGTGAGCCATCACTGTTGCTAGAGTGACAAAGGACTCGGTGGTATGAGAAGTTGATGTGACAATCTCTGAATTTTCAGATCCTAGTGAAGAGAGCAATAACAAGATTGAACCAGCTGTAAATTCTGTTGAATTATCAACCGGAGCAGCTAAGACTCCCGCAGCAATATTGCTACTTACATACGTAGAAGCCTTAATATCCAGTAGATTTGGTATCTCAAGAGTATTCCCGATATTGTGTTCTATTTTTATTTGTGGGTTCATCTTGTTTAAACTAAAAGCTAATAATCTGTATTAATTCTATCTTGTTTTGACCAATTATTCTACTACTGTCTTAACTCCAGAATATAATCCTGCAGCAGTCAGACCTGCAACAATTCCTGACAATAGGTTTTGTGGCAAACTTAAATCTCCTAAAGTGGTAAAGAAGGCTATTCCTAAACCAATCGCTAGTAGTGGGGCGTATTTAATTCTTAATCCTGCATTCTTTGCTGCTTGTACTAAACCTACAATAACTGGTACTACTATAATTAAATCAATCATTTTATTTTTTTCCTAAAATTAGTAAATTTGCTAAAATTGACCTCAATCTTTTTATTTCCTCCCACAGATTTGCTTTCTGAGTCTCTGTAGTAAAGTAGTTTTCCGAAAGAAGTGTTCCATGACAAGATTTATACTTAGCATAGGCTCTGTGTGGTTGGGTAGGAATATCTGGATAAGTCTCTCTTATTTTTTTAAAAAGGGTGTACCAAGCTTTCATTTGAAGGCGAGTTGGGCCAACTTTGTCAAAATCCCCCATAAAACAAACCCCTATTGATGAGTTGTTCATACCGATGGTATGAGCCCCTGTCTCATCAAAATCCCTTGTCTTAGTTACTTCCCCAGTAGATTCTATTACATAGTGGTACCCCACGTGATAGCCTGACCGGGAAATAAATCCTGGCCATCTTGCTCTATGCCAATCGTCAACATCATTTACTGTTTGAGTTGTCCTTGATAAAGCATGGTGTGTAATGACTACAGAAGGTTTGTTCATAAAAAATTATTTTAAAGCCTCATCCAGTTTTGCCTCGATCCTTATTAACCATGCTTCAATTGATTCAGTGTCTTTTTGATTCTGGTCTATTTGCTGTTGAAGAAGTTTTCCTTCACTTTTTGTGAATCTATCACCTGATTCCCTAAAGTCGGTGTTGTCTTCAACTTCGTTATTAATATTTATCCAAGCTGCTGTGCTGACAACTATAGCTATAACAATGGTTCCTCCTAACCATGTCATCAAGCTCCAGAAAAGTGATTTTATCTTCAGATCTAAATGTTTATTCATTTCTATAGATAAACGAGAATTACCATCTTCTTTTGGATTGAAGATTTCCTCATGGATTATTTCTTTAATTTCTTCTGGTGTTATACACATAAATATTACTTTTACATCCCCATAAGGAAATGACGACGGGTACAAGCAATCATTTCTATTTCAGTTAGTACGGCTACGATTACAGATACTAGACCAAGGATAATGGCTTTGATT